GAAGTCGAAGTCGGTGGCGCGCGGCATGTCCGACAGAGTGAATACTTGGCCTTGGGCCCAGTAGGTCATCCCTCGATAAATCGCCGAGATATCGCGCAGCAGAGACCAGGCGTCAGCCTTGCTCTGAAGGTTCAAGTTGCAGAGAAAGCGCGGCTCCATGCCGCCCTTACCGTCCGGCACCAGCTGGTCGCAATACTGCGAGATCCGGTACAGCTCCCATTTGTCCACCATCCACGGCTTGATGCGACGGCCCAGGCCGAAACGGTCGTTCGTGGTGATGCCGTAAGTGTGCCAAACGGGGTTGTTGGTCCAGGCCTCTTTGAACGTTCCGTCCCAAACCCCTGTGTAGGTGCGCGACCTGGTGTCATAGTTGCTTGGTACCTGCCATTTCCGACCATCGCATTCGATCGTCACCGCGGGGATGCTACGGAACTGCTCGGCAGAAAATTCGATGTAAAGCAGCGCGGTATTCGGGTAGCGGATCTTCGCGTCGATCACCTCGGTGAAGCCGGCAATCTGCATGGTGTCGGAGATCTTGTTGTTGTTCTGGTTTGCAGTCAGTCGAGTTATTCGCAGCAGCCACCCGGTTGTCGCGCGCGGCAAATTGATGCGGCGGGTCCGCTCGTACAGGCTGGTGGTCTTTCCAGACACGGCCTCGTTCAAAACCTCCTGATACGTGCCCCCGTCCGTTGCCAGCTCGACCTTGTACCCGATCGTGTAACCGTTGATGTTGCCGCCGGAGTCGACCGATTGGAGCGCAGGCCACGCAAACCGCACACGGACAGCCGAGAGCTGTGTATTGGTGATCGCGCGAACCCATGGCGTTCCGCTGCGCAGCTCGGTGCTGATGGTTGTTTCGTTCTCGACCGATGGGATGCCCTGAATATAGGGCTGATCCACAGCCCCGCTGCGCCACTCCCATTTCACGTTCGGGAAGTTCATGTTCCCCTGTGGGTCTTGCAGCGGCGTATTGTCGAGAAAGATGTCCTTGGCGGTCGGAGCGCCTTCAAACTCGCCCTCACCTACCGCAATAAGCATTTTCGCAATGGCGACGGAACGCAGGCTGTCTGGTGCCTCGGTAGGAGTTTTAGGCTTCTCGGAGCCGCCCTTGGCGCCAGAAACGTCGATCTTTCGTGCTGCGCCCATGCTTTTCTCCAAGCATAAAAAAACCGCCTCTCGGGCGGCTTCAGGTTTCAAGTGTTGGCTACATCTGGTCTTCGGCGTAAATAGCGGCACTGATGATCGCGCCCCCCCAGCGCCGGCGGCCGGCACACAGCGACACAGGATTGCCGGAGGCCGTTGTGTTCTTGGCGCTGCCGAAGGCGTAGCCGGGTGTGTTCTCGGGCGCCGCGCTGGTCTTGAGGCCGCCAGCCTGCGGACTGAGCATCTGGATAACGCCGCCGGCGACAAGGCCGATGCCTGCCGGCGCCAGATACGGCGCGGTGACCGGGAAAACGTACGAAATAGCGAGCAGTACTACACCAACAATAGTCTGGAGAATCCCTGCTCGCTTGCTACCAGTAATCACTGGGGCAATGCGGATATCGCCCTCTCCGCCATAAGAAAGTTCTCCCTCTCCAATATTCTTTTTCCCCCTGAACACCGCGAACTCAATCCCGCGAGATTTGGCATTTGACAAGAAGCGTTCGAAGCCTGGAACCTGCACACAAAGAGCCTTGATTGCCTCTGCTGTGGTTCTCACCGACAGCCTGAAAGATCGGCCGAACTGGCGTAACTGGCCAAAAAGAAGGATGGTGGTGAGTGGTTGGTATTCGATTGCGAGCGCTGCCATGATTTTCTCCGGGCAATAAAAAAGCCGCCCAAAGGCGGCTCTATGCGGTTTTCCGTTAAAGGCAGTCACGAACTGCCTTTTCGATGGCTGATCGGCCGTAACCGGGCGCCCAGGACAACCGCTGATAAAGTGCAACGTTGCTTCCTTTCGGTGACCGATTCACCTCAAGAAGCTCCTCTGCCGTCGAGTCGGTCGAGACGATTAGCCTATAACCACTTGCCGTCTCAGTCATCGTGGCGCCCGATCGAGCATCCTGCCATTTTGGCATGACGCAAAGCGCATATTGCTTCGGCTCCTTACTCGAAGACGCACTGATGGTAGCCTTTCCCGACTTCAGGTCGCCAGGTGTTGTACACCCTGCCAGCACCACCACCGCCACCGCAGCAATCAAAATCCGCATGATCGATCCTCATTCTGAAAGTGGGGACTGTATCACCGAGCGTCACGATGACGAAGAATCAGGCGAGCGCGATCATGCCAGGGACCGCCGAAGACGATAATTTCCGACGGCCTGCCATACAGGTGGTGCAGCAGGAACGGGCCTGGACCGAACGTGTCGGACTCTTCGCCGGGCAACGCTGGATCGGTACCCAGGTAAATCCCGGCATGGTTCGGGTGAGCTGTCCGGCCGACCTGCATAACGATCATGTCGCCGCGCTGTGGCCGGTCGACGCGAACAAAGCCGGCGGCCTCGTAGTGCCGCTCGTACAGACTTGCGTTCTCCGCGCTCTCCCACCAGCCGTCGGTGCGCTGGAAGGCTTCGAACTCCAAGCCCCATTCTCGCGCATACCAGTCAGCGCAGACCTGCCAACAGTCCCAGGCGCCGTGCACGAACGGCCGTTTGAGCAGCGGCGTGCTGCCCGTTGGAGTGATCGTACGCATGTCGCCCTCGGGCCACGACAGAATGTGCCATGGCAAGGCAGTAGCCTCACACATGGCCAGGTCATGCGGTGACGGCCTGCTCGTGGCGTCCGGGTGCGAGTGAACTATGCCGATCACTTCGCCCAAGTCCTCCGCCCCGGCGTAGTCCTCGGCATCGAGCTTGAACTCTTCGTTCGGCTCCGTGGCGATGTTCCGGCACGGGAAATACTTCTGCTTGCGCCCGATGGCCAACAACAGACCGCAGCACTCGCGCGGATATTCCGCCGCCGCGTGCGCCTGTATGGCCGCGATGATGTGCTTACGCATAATCAGCTCCTGGCTATGAGGGACACGGCTGGGAATCCACCGAAGGACAGTTCGTTGTTCTCGCCGAAGCGCAGCTTGCAGGACGACAGGCACCCCTTGCACTGGTCCAGCGCTGGGTCATCCGTGGGGTTGTCCTCGTCGTCGAACATGGCCGCGCCGGTGTAGCCACAGTCCGGCCCCCGGTAACCGTTGGTCATGGCCCAGTGGCAGAACGTCGTCATTTGGCGCCCTGGCAGGCCGTGGTTGTCGATCTCGCCCGGGGAGGACAGCTCCCAGACCACCGCTTCACCGTCCTCGCTGGTTTTCTGGTCGATGTACCAGATCTCCAGCGCTTCCTGAGTCGGGTCGGCAGTTGGGTTGCCTTCTGGGTAGTTCGCCGCATCCAGGTACTGGGCCAGCGTCTCGCGGACTGTCAGCTTGAACTTGAGCATGTCCTCGAAGGCCAGGCACAGCGCCGTGACGCGCCCGTTGACGTTGCCGGCGGCGAAGGTTGGCCGAGAGGCTGTGCCGTCGCTATTGGAGCCGATGCCCTCGATCTGCACCGGCCAGGCCGCGTACTCCTGGCCCTGCCACCAAATCGACTTGGCTGGCAGATCCTGATCCGACCCCGCATAAGCGAGCAACTCCTCGGGGGTGTGCGGGATCGCGTGGCCGTGAAACCGCAGGTAATCGGCGCCGTATTCCGTACCGTCAATTTCAAACAGGCGAATCTCGCCACCGGGCTCCAGCTTCTGGATGTCCGTGATCAGTGCCATGCTGAGGCCTTATGGTTGAAAGGTTTGCTCGAAGGTAGCGTTGAGCGTGTAGTTGCCCGCGCCGTGAGGTGTCAGCTGATAGCCGTCGCATTTGTACAAACCGAGATCGCCAAGAGGCGGCGTCCAGAGAAAGCCCCGGGCTCCTTGATGGGCGTCGATAAAACGCATGATCTCCTTTGTCCGCGCTTCGCCACCCAGGAATACAAGCGGCCACGACTGCGATTTATTGTTGATCCCATCGCTCACCGACTGCGAGTAACCCTCTCCGAAGTCCTTGGTCCTGACCCTGAATTTAGTTTGCCCCTGGGGGTCAGTCCTTGGGCACCAGGTGAAGGTCTCAATCGCCATGATTTATCACCCTTTTATAGCCCTTCTGATGGTCCCGCCCTGGGCGAGGTCTTTGCGGATGAGCTGGCTGTATCGTTGATCAACAAAATCCCCAAGATCCTTCCCGAACTGCTGATAAGCCGGGTCGTCAGTCGTGGTGCTCGTGGCGCCATCACTGGAGACGTTCACGTTGATATTGATCTGCGTACCGCCCGGCATTTGGGTGCCGGCGCCGACGGCCCTGACACCGAGTGCGCCACTAGCGGTTCTGGTCAGCGGCATGATCGCCTCAGGCCCAGCCTCTCCCATAAGTCCCATACCGCCAGACATCCCAAACGCCGTGGGTTTGCTGACTACGGAGTTTGTGAAAGCTCCGCCGTCGGCGAACATTTGCACGCCACTCGACCACGCCCCACCCTTGGCCTGTGGGAAATAGGTGCTGGAATAACCGGCAGATGAAGCCCCTAAATTGGATGATGTCGCGCCGGCAGACCCGGCTGCCATGCCGTTCCCACCAGCCGCGCTACCTCCCAGGTAACTGGCAGCCGAGCTAACCAAGCTGCTCAGCAGAGCTGAACTTGCCTGCCGCGCAGCAATGCGGGCCATGTCTGCCAAAATGGATTTAGTAAAATCAGCAAAGGAAAGCTTGCCGGTCAGTGCGAAATTGACAATCGCGTCCTCCATAGAGCTGAAGGCGTTGCTGAACAAGCTCTTTGTCTGACCGGCGACGTCACTGGCGCTATCCAAGTAATCCTGCCAGGCACTCTTGGCGCCGTTCGACCAATCACTCTGGGCCGAATCCATCTGCGCCCAGCCCTCCTGCATCGCGGCAACTTGCTTGGGCAGGTAAGAGTTTGTCAGGTCGATCTGGTCTTGAAGGGCTTTGCGTTGGGCGTCAGTGGTGGCCGTTGCAAGCTCAGTCCGAAGGGACAGTATTTTATCGTTGGTCTGACGCTCGAGCTCGAGGCGCTCCAGATAGCGATTGGACTCCTTGCTGCCCATGCCGACAGCAGCGGCCTGGGCTGCATACTGCTCGCGCTGGTTGTTCAACTGCCGCTCAAGGTCCGCCTGGAACTGCATTGCCTGTGAAAGCCCGGTCGCAGCGTTCACGGCCTCGTTGAACTGGCTAGCCAGCCAGGCTGTGGCCTTGCCGTACTGCTCTTTGGAGATTTTTCCGTTCTTTTCCAAGAGAGCGATCTGGCCGGTCTGCTTGCTGAATTCGTGCGCGGCAGCATTTACCGGGTCATAGGTCTGGCGGAGTTGATCGAACGCTGTAGCGGCCTCTTTGAGCTGAGCCTTGAGTTTGCTCTGGGCCTCCGTGGCGGATTTGGTGGTGCCATTGAGCTGGGCAACCTGCTTGTCGATCGCTTCAATTGCTCGTCTGTAGCGCTCGGCGTTGTCCGGGTCCTTTGCCATGGCCGCGACCAGCGCCGCTCGATCTTCCTGAAGCTTGTTCAAGCGGTCGTAGGAGTCCAGCAATTTCGTCGAAGCAGCGGTGGTTCCTTTAAATGCCTCTGCGACTTTTTGCTCTTGCTGTTCAACTTGCTTATTACCGTCAACCAGCTTTTGGTCGCCCCAACCGCGCAGTTCGGAATACGCCTTGTAACTGGCCAGGCGCTCATCAGAAGCTTTCTTGGCCGCATCCAGATCCTGACCAAACAACTCACCGACGAAGAGGGTCGGGTTGGTCGCGAATTTGTTCAGAGCACCCTGAGACTTGTTGTAAGCATCCAGCGAGCGGTTGGTAGACTCTTCGTCAGAAACGCCGGCGAGGTGACGGGTTTTACGGTCTGTTGAGAAAAATGACGTTACCTGCGTCAGATCATTCGCCATCGCTCGCAGGTCATTTGGCAGCTGCGCCAGACCACTAGCAGCAGCGCCGGTCAATTTCACGACAAGGGCGGCAAGATCCGCCATACCTTGCTGGAAGGCAGGATCCTTGACGATAGAGCGCAGGCCGTCGAGCGAGTTTTGCAGCGGGCTCATGTCAACATTTGCCAAGCCGGATACAAACTCGTTGCGCAGGCCTTCTACCTGGGCCTGAAGATCCTGGACGATCTCGTTAGCGCGAACCAAGCTGGCGATCTGGGCAGGATCCATGGCGATCCCGAATTCCTTCGCCTGAGCCAGATACTTGCGCAACCCCTCCCCACCCTTGTCCAGCAAAGGCAGCATTCTCGAAAGATCGTTTCCGAGGCTTTCGAGAATGTTGATCTTCTCGGACTGTGTTGCGACTTTGCCAAGACCATCGGCGATCGCGAGCAGCTGCTTGTCGGGCGACATCCGTGCCAGTTCTTCGGCAGATAGCCCTAGCTTCTTAAGGCCGTCAATGGCCTCGCCGCCACCAGTGATAACCGCATCGCCGATCTTGTCCCCGATATCCTTGAAAATATCGGCCATCTTGTCGCCACTAAGCCCGGCGCGCTCTGCCGCGTACTGCCATTGCTGCAGGACGGTGGTGCCGATGCCAAGGGACTTGGCCCACCGGTCGGTCTCGGTGGTCGCCGCCGCCGTATTCTTCAGCATCACCAGTGATGCAGTGCCGACACCCAGGGTCGCAGTGACGACGGTGGCCAGGGCACCGCCGATCTTCTTGCCGGCGGCCTCTGCACGGGCCTCCATTTCCTTCATGCGCTTTTCGGTCAGGCGGCCGGCCTTATCCATGCCCTGCTCGAATCCGCCGATACGCGCAATCAAGTCCAGCGTCAGCGTGCCGAGCGAACGAGTAGCCATGGGCTATTTCCTGTGGAAGCGCAGGTCACACCCATTCGGCCATTGCCGTTTCGAGCGAGACACCTGCTTTTTCTTGGTGGGGCATGAAGTCGATCAGCTCAGATTTCCCGCCGCCCATCCGATTGACTTGCAGCGCAACGATTGCGCCCATCTGCTCGGCGCGGGACGCCAGGTTGAACGACCCATGTTTGTTTCGGTAAGCGGCCCAGGCCATTGCCTCGGGATAACTCATGCTGGCCTTGGCTTCCGCGACTGTTCTACCGCCGACTCCGTTCAGCACCAGTTCGTGCCAGAACTCATCGGCGGCCGTCAGTTTTTTGCGCGATCTGCCCCGGTGTTGTTCACTTCGTGCACAGCGGCAAGGATGGCCCAGCCAAGGCCGGGGGCCAGGCGGAAAGCGTCTTCGTAGGAGATTGGCTCTTCGCCGTTTTCACCGAGTGTCACGCACGTCGCAATGTACTTGGCGTTGCGGCTGTCCTCGGGCTCGGTCGCGGAGAACAACTTCTCGATCATGCCGAAGGACTGCGGCATTACGAAAATCGAGAATTTGTCGGTCACCGGCTTGCCTTTGGCATCCTCGTGCTTCCACACCACCGACTTTTTGACCATGGCGCCGCCGACAATACCGCCGGCAGCTTTCAGTTGAGTCAGGTTCATGTTTCGCCCTTAGGTAGTTTTCTTGATCCAGGCGGAGCCGCCCGAACGCTGAATGGTTGCGGTGGTGGTCACGACAGTGTTTGCCGCGAACGAGAACGGGAAGTCGGAAACATAGCCCTCGAACACGAACCAGGTGCGCGACTCAGGAAGGCTGAAATCTTCTTCGGCCGATACGGTTGCGGTAGCGCTCGCGCCAGCGCCAGCGCCGCCCGTGAAGGCAACAGTCGGAGCGGAGGTGTAACCGGTGCCTGGGCTGGTGATCGTCACACCGGTTACCACGCCGCCGGAAACGGTGGCCGTACCTGCAGCGCCGGTACCACCACCGCCAGTGAAAGCGACCGTAGGGGCGGTGGTGTAGCCGGTCCCGCCGCTCCCGATGGTCACCCCTTCGACAGCACCGCCGGCAGACAAGGTCGGGATAGCGGTGCCGTCTGACCAGCCTACCGCCCACTTGACGCTGGTATCGCCGTCGGCTTCGGACAGCTGATGCAGGCGAATATGGCTTGCGTTGTTGGGATCTGCGTTCAAACCCAGGGAAGCCTGGCCAGGAGTGCGCAAACCTTTCTTGTAGCTGCGCTCCTTGGCGCTCAGGCAAGTATCTTCAATCTGGTCAGCCGGCGCGCCTCCCGGGTCAAAACTGGTGGCACACTCCACCTCCATGACGGTAAAGGGGCCGGTGCCGGACAACGGTGGAACGAGGGCAAAGACCTGCGTGCCCTGGGTGAGAATGGACATAGGTGTCTCCTGCGGACGAAAAAAAGCCCGCTCATGGCGGGCCTGGGTTTGGGGCTTGGTTATCGGCGGACGATCCAGTCCACGTCGAAGCTGTATCGATACAGGCCTGTCTCCGCGTCCTTGGTTTCACCGTTGTAACTAGTGATCGTGGCGCTCAACTCGATGGCATATTCAATGGCATGCCCAGCGGCGCGTGCTGCCGCTGCCGTAGACGCATAAACATCAAGCTGAAGACCGTAGGCCTCAACATCTGGTCGGCCCGCCAGAAAGCTCTCCGGGGCACCCTTAACGACCTGCCAGACACAATAGGTGCCGGCTGGCTTTTCAGGCGCGAGGCCGAAAAGGTAAAGGCGCGTGGGATTCGTTCCCAGCAGATCCGTAACGCCAGGGTCCGAGGCGGCAACTTGAAAAATCGGGGGGTACTTCATTTGGCGGCCTTGGTGGTGGCGCGCTTCAATGCGCGGTCAATTGCTTTTTCGTATTCGCTGACGAAGGTTTCAGTAGCAGCGTTAATGTTGTCAGCGAGCGCGCTCCGCATGAACGGCGAGGCCTGCATCTTTTCCGTTCCGAATTCCAGTAGACGCCAATGTGGCGTGGGGCCGGCTGCGGAAAGATCCGGACGCTCACCACGCTTGGCCAGCACTGCGCCCTTCATTACCCCGACGCGAAAGCCGAGGTTACCGGTCTGCTTGAAGAGACGGCCATTCCAGCGGAGAGCGATGTTTTTGGCGATGGACCTGCCGGTCGCCGAATCGTCCAGCTTCTCGGCGCCCTCCTTGGCCTTATCAGCAACCAATTGGGCGGCGCGACGAAGTGCAGAGCGACCGCCTTTCCGCTTGAGGTCGTACGTGACGGCAGCGAGTTTCCCCAGAAGCGAATCAAGCCCTTTGATATCGAACTCAACGCCGTCAGCCATCATCAACCCCTTCGCTGCATGGTAGCGTCAGATAATCGAGGCCGCTTTTCGGGTCAGGAAGAACGCCCTCGATGTTGTAGATCTTGCCCCGATGAATGATGCGCATCGTGGGGTCGACTCCAGCGCGCTTCCGGATCCCAATCCGGGCTGTCACCTCGTTATGGGTGGCCGCTGCTGCAATAAACTCGCGAGCTGAAAGCGGCTCAACGCTGGCTGGCACCTTTACCCAAACTTCGACCCAGGTCTTTATCATTTCTCCCGTCACCGGGTCCTGAGCGAAGCTCGGGCGTTGGAAATCGATCCGGTGTCGGAGCCTGCCCGCCCTCATCACACACCCATCCGGATGCGATATGGCATCAGAAGCGATTTGCTTGCCAGGGGGAGCTCGACAGCATTGCCTCCAACCACTACCTCCTCGCGGTTCGCGAACAGGTGCCCAAGCTTGAGGAGGCAAGCCGCCTCAATGCCCTTGTTGATGACAATCCCGAACTCATCCATGTCGATCACTTCGAAGGCATCCGCCAGCGCCTGGCGCGCACGCTCGCGCAGCCGGCAGCGGTCTTCGAAGTTTTCAGGGTCGTCGGCTACTACCAGCGCCGCGCGGTAAGTGGCGCGCGCCGCCTGGGTACGCTGAAGAGTGGTGGACTTTGCGAGATCCACAGCGGCCTGATCGGCAAAGAACCGGCGCTGCAGGAACTGCTGAGCAGCCTCCTCGGCGCCGTCCAATTGCGACTGCACCAGGTCCTGGTCCTCAGGTTCCGCGAGCAGGTGCTTCATGGCCAGTTCGATGTCGATCACGCTCATGATTATTTAGCCTTGTTTTTCAGCTCGGGTTTCGGCTTTTGGCTGGCCGCTGGAGCGGTTTTGTTATCCGTTTCCTTGGCCTGTTTGTTTTCGGGTTCGGGCGCCTGCTTCATGTCGTAATCCTCAATCAAACCGTTCCGATGAAGATCCTTGGCCCGGAACTCATCGACGGTAATATCACTGCCCTTCTTCACGTACTCATGACCGTTAAGAAAGCCCTTTTTGGTTTTCACTTCGATATCTGGCATTAGCACACACGCCCGGTCACCCGGGCGCGCTCCTTGGATGATTGAGGAATTAAGGCGTTGGGTCTTCGAATTCGCCGTGCACGAAGGACTCCGGACGGTAAACCGCCAGCGCCAGGCGCTCTTCGGCACGGATGGTGACCATGTTGGTGCGGAAGTTATCGCCGTCTTCGGTCGAAACCTCGACAGCTGCGTCTTCGCGGTCGAACACCTGGGCAGCGATGTTCATTGCGCCCACGAGGAACTCGCCTTCTGGTACTGCGTTGCTGTCCACCACCGGCAACTTCCAGAGGCGCTGGACGCCGCCTTCTTGGACGTTGACCCAGATGTAGGAGCCAGTGCTGTCCTTGGTCAGCTCGATATCGGCCCAGTCGACCGGGTTCAGGGCGATGGCCGAAGCGCGATATTCAGCGACACGCACTTGCAGGATCGCGCGGCGCAGGGTGTCAATCTTGGTGTCGCCGGCCTTGCGCAGCGATTCGTTGAAAGTGGTGGCTTGCGGGATCAGGCCCAACAGGTTCTGGCCAGTGCCGTCGCCAGCGAGGATCTGCTCTTCTTCTTTGTACTTGAGGCCGTAGATGGCGCGGCCGTTGATGTAGCTCTGCAGCAGCGGGATGTCCGACAGGACCTGCTTCGATGCTTTGAACCAGTGAGCGATTGTTTTGACAGTGGTGGTGACCATGCCAAACGACAGGTCGGACTGAGCCTTCAGCGCGCCCTCGCCTGCTTGTGGCGCTGCCATATTCTGGAAGCCGGTCTCTTGCACGAATTCGACGGCATTGGATGCGGTGCGGCCGGGCATGATCAGGTCGCGAATCGTGAACTGGCGCTCAGGATCGGTGATGATTCCAGCAACGCGAGTTGGCTGGATGCCCACACCCACGCCGCCAGTGCCAGTCGTGGCACTGGTGATGTTGGTAACGGCCTTCAAGTTCAGGCGCGCGATACCGCGGCCTTTAGTGGTCAGTGCCTGGTAGTCATCAGAATCAGACAGCTGTTCGCCGACGGACTTCTGCTCACTCGGATCATTCGCGGCGAAACGGCGCGCCAGCTTCTGCTCGATGTCTTGCAGTCGATCCTGCAAACCCAGGCCATCCTTTACCAGACCGTCGAGAACGGTCTTGGTCTCGGTAAGGATAGTGCCGTGTTCTTTGATTTCCTTGTTGGCTTTCTCGGCGAAAGCCTTGATTTCCTGGTCGCGTTGATCAAGGAGATCATTCACTGCTTTCAGTTGGACCTTGTCGTCGGCATGCTCCTTGCGTTGCATCTGACGGTTTTCGGCGCGAGCCTGGTTGCTCATGGCGTTATGCATGGTGAATCCTCAAAACGAAGGGAGGGACAGTGCTGGGCGCGACTTGAGCGCCTCGACCACTTCAATTGCTGCCAGGTCGCCCGCGGACTCGCTCCGGAGCAGATGCTGCAGGCCGCGATTGGCAATCACCGCGGACTGAGTTTTCGAGAAGCCTGCCTCACGCAGGAGCAGCTCAAATTCAGGAAGTGAAGGCAGACCGCCGTGGGCCAGCTTCGACTTAATCGTGTCGGTTCGGGCCTCATCATTGGCCGGCACGGTCACGATAGAAATCTCGACAAGGTCGAGTTTGGTCAGGGTTCTGATCCGGGTTTTTTCGTCGAACGTGGATTCCCGAACGTAATAGCCGATAGAAAGGCCGGTGATAGAACGAGTTTTCATCCCGCGATAAGCAATTCGCGCATATGGCGCTTCAGCCATCCACAGCGAACCGTCACCAAAAAGACCGCGCTCGTCTTCCTTCAACGATTCCATGGACCAGTCACCGATGGGCTCGCCAGTTCGGTGCTGCCAAAGCACAGGCAAGGATCGGGATTTGGCCTTGTGTTCAGCGATTGAGTCGAGGAAAGCGCCAGGCGCGACCACCTCGTTGTAGCTGTCGACGACACCGAACACCGATCCGTAGCCAGAAAAAAGGCCGTCATCGCTGACAGCCTTCACGTCGTAATCAAATGAGCGGTACTTCACCGCCAGGGACTGGTCCTTGCGTTTCATTCCTGGTTCCCCTTGGGGGTTTCGTTGAGCCAGTCCAGCAGCGCGGAACGAGCTTGTTGGGCATCACCAGATCCCTCGCCAAGCTTGTCGATCGGCAGCATGTTGGATTGGACGGTGAGCTTCGCCGCGTTACCGCCCATGGGTGCAAGGTTCTCCTTGATCCGGCAGTCGTCGCGGCTGTAGATACCGTTTTGTGTCATGGAGCTATAAAACGCGGCGCGAGCCGCGCTATCGGCACGAAGCAAGCCCTCTGGATTGAACTTTGCGTAAAATCGGCGGCGCTCATCAGGGCGCAGAAGGCGACGATTAATGCTCTGCTCGATGCGTTTCATCCAGGGAAGCAGCGTGAAGCTCAGGAAACCGAGCATCTGCTGTTCCATGCCGGTGCCCCAGCTGGTGCTATTCGACGTGTGGCCGACCATCCAAGGAGGAACACGAAACCATCGGCAGATCTCTTCGACGTTGAAGGCCCGGGTTTGGAGCATTTGTGCATCTTCGGGCGTCATGGACACCTGCTGATATTTCATGCCGGCTTCCAGCACCATCGTCTTTCCGGTGTTCACCGCGCCGGCGAACTTGGCAGCCATGTCCTCTCGGATATCCTCACGCTGGGCTTTGTTGAGAATCTGGTCCGTGGACAGAACGCCGCCGAGTTTCATCCCGTTGGCAAACATCTTGCTGGCCGATTCATCAGCAGCCATGGCAGCGCCGAATACATTTCGACCCATGGCAAGCGGGCTCAAGCCGCACATGGGGTCGGTCCCGAACCCGCGCGTGTGCATCATTTGCTCATCAAGCAGCGTATGAGCCTTACCCTCGCTGTCGATGAACCGGTACTCGATCGCGCCGCTGCTCGTGCGCCGAGGCGGAGAAACAGACTGTGGGAGGATAAATTCCAACGAAGACAGATCGCGCCCCACCAAATGAGGCTCATTGAAACTGTTGCCGCTGAGCAGCAAGCTGGCCACCACACACTCCCAAAACTCAACAGGGGTTTGGTCGGCGTTCGGCTGCTGGCTGATCACCCGGTGCACGGGGTGCGAAGTGGCCACCTCTGGCACACCGTTCTTGTCTTCGTAAAGTGCGATCGGGAGGGTGGCCAGGGTTTCTGCGATGAGGCGTACGCAAGCCCACACGGTCGACAACTGAAGCGCTGTCTGCTGGCTCACCGTTTTCCCCGACGCGGAATCAGTGCCGTAGTAACCATTCCAGAATGAAGCATCACCCAGGCCAATGCGCCGACCTACCCAGCCAGCAAGCGAGGACTTCACAAATCCAGGCTCGGCGGATTTGAATAGAGCCTGGCGCAGGACTGACTTGATAGGTTTATTCACCAGTCAGCCCCTTACGGATGAATCCAGCCGCAGCCAAGAAAGAAGCAGCGCAAGCGATGAGTGCCCAGCCGAGACCGACCAAGACAAATACGCCGGCAACAAACAGGCACAGCGCGGCCACGGCCGCCACGATGAAGAGGATCAGGCCTGTATCCATGGGTTCTTTATCCAACAATGATAGGTTTCGAAAAGAAGTCGCTGATGTTGCCGCTGTTGTCGTTGGCGAGGATTAGCGCCCTGCCTATAGCCATGATCAGCGCGACGGCGCCGTCGATCTTGTTGTCGTCGCCCTGCTTGATGGGCCGCACGACATCATCGTTACCGGGCATGTGTTTACCGATCACGTTGGCGATACACCAGGTCATTATCGGATGCCCATCGTGGTGAAATCGGCCAGCGGTAATCGCTGCCTCAAGTTCCTTCATGGGATCAGACATGTTGGTGTAGTTCTGCGTGGTCGTGATCGGGTTGAAACCTTCATCATCGAGATCGTGACTGAGGCCGGTGGCGCCGTGGGGGTCAATCGGGCACTCGCGGACCGGGGCCTGGTGATTGGCCTCCTTGGTGTCCTCGAAAATTTCTCGGTAGTCGATCTCGGCGCCATCGGTTATCTCCAGATGCTTGGAATTGATCCACGCCTGAAACCGTTCGGACATGCGCTTGTTGTCGCTGTCGTAGGCAGTGTCGTACGGCACCCAGAACTTCGGCGCTACGCTGTAATAGTGCGTCTTCCCATCAATTACTCGCCAGAACAGCCGCGCCCGTGAGTTCATGTCCAGTTTTCGCGCCAGGTCGAAGCCTGCAATCCACTCCTGTCCCTCAAACTGCTCGAGCGTGAGCGTGGTGTCTTCACACGATTTCCAGTCCTCCATGTTGAAGAAGCCTGACTTCGCGCTAACCCAGAGGTTGAGGTGCTTAGTTTTGAACGTGTTCGCGAAGCGAGCCGAGCGTATTGCCCTGGCTTGCTGGCTCTCCAGATACTCCTGGAACACCGAAACGCCGTGGTTCGGGTTGGCCTTGGCCAGCATCTTCGGATCGGTCCAGTCGTCTCCCTCGTCGAGCGTCCAGATCCATCCGAACAACTCATCATCTGGCACGGTACCGGCCAGCATCTCGACGACCTGGCGGCGCTTGTCGTAGCACGGGCCTTCAATGTCGGCGCCGGCGGTGGTGATAATGAACATCAACGGCTGACGCCGGGCGCCCATGCCTGTGAGCATGGTGTCGTACTGGGCCGACGTTGGATGTTCGTGATATTCATCGACGATGGCGCAGCTTGGCGAGGCGCCGTCACCAGGGTTGCCAAT